CAGGTGCTACGATTTTGCCGCCCTTGCGGGAGTTTTCCTCTTTTTCATCAGGAAACTCAAATTCTGTTTTCTCGATTTCAGCCATGATTGCTCCTTAATTTGGTCGTTGGATACCACGGGGGTCTTGCACAACTGCCTGAACAGAATCGTCGTTAATCAATCTCCACTCCGTACCGTGAATCTTCATACGGGTTCCCGTGTTAGGACGCACTAACACAAAGTCTCCAACCTTGCAGGACGGGCCTGAAGGAAATCGGGTTGCGTCTTTAAACGCATCAGGGCCAATCTTGGCTACAAACAGCACGGGGGAAAGAAGCTCCTCGTGAAGAATTGCAGTTGCAGATTTAAGGATCCCTGTTTCGCTGTATTCATCTTCTGCTTTGGGAAGCATGCAGAGGATGTGGTAAGTAACCGGATCGGGTACTTGTTTGGCTTTCTCTTCTGCGGAGGTATTAAGCACCCCGCTCAGATCCACCGCACTGACATCAAATTCAGTCATCGTCATAGTCTTTCGTTTTACGCACAAGGTCAGCAAGTTCATACTGCGCGGTTTGCAGACCTCGGATTGTCCCGCACAGTTCTTTGTAGTGATCGTGGGATTTAGCACCACCACCACTGACAACATCGACTAACTGCTTGACATGTTCATCAAGCTTCTTGTTTAAACTCTCAAGCAGTTTGTCCATCATTCACCCCCGGTACGTTTTGCGTTTAAAAGCATCTGTAAAAGTTGTTGTTTAGCCTGCAAGTCCTGCGTCTGTTGGTTATGTTCCAACTGCTGCTGGTGCTGTTGCTCAGACATGCGCATTTCTGCCTGCTTCTTCATGGCATCGATTGCAATCTCTTGCTGCGCTTTTTGTGCAGCCACGGCAGGATCTTCTCCTTGCTGTACCTGCATCTGCGCCATTTTGAGTTGAAGCTCTGCCTGTTTGATTGCCAAGTCGCCTTGAACTTTCTGCGCTTTGGTTTGAGCATCTTGTTGCTTGATTTGCAACTCGGCTTGTTGCATTTGTACAACAGGGTCTTGCATCTGCTGTTGAGCTTGTTGTTGAGCTGCTTGGTTCTTGTTGATGTCCAGCAGTTGTTTTGCCGCTTGAGCAACCAGCTTGGACAACTGAACTTCCACATCCTCGGGCATCTCAATGTTTGGCATAGGCAGAGTAGCGCCAAGGCGTTGCTCAATCTTTGTTCTGTACTGAAATGCAATGTGCTCAGCTACGTGCGCCATGATTGCAGCCTGCATTTGTTGAGCCATAGGGTTCTGACCTATCTGACCCATCACCATAGGATCCTGCAACATTGATGTGTGTACAGCAATGTGAGCATCGTGATCTTGGTAAATGAATGCTTTAGTAGGCTTGCCGGTCAAGAAAGCCATGTTCTCGCTGATTGGATCACGTGGTGTTAAATCATCGTCTACCGGTACAAGCTTATCCGCATTCTTAACGCCTAAGACTTCAATCATCTGGCGGTGCAGCAAAGGCAGGTTGTAGATCTGTGGAGCACCCTGAGCCAACTGAATGACTGCTTGGTACTGCATGATCCTTTGAGCCATCGTCGCAGAGTTAGGGTCGGACACAGGGATAACATCCACCATGTCGTAGTCTGCTTGTTTAGCTTGAGGAGTACCAAACACGGGCACGTAGTCATAATCATCGGGCATGTAGTCGCGGATGATTTCTTTGAGCAGCTTAAACTCTTGCTTCATTGAATAATGAACACGAGCTTGTACTGCGCTCATGGTCTTTAACTGACGCTCAAGTAATGCTAAAGTTGTACCTACGGGGGCGTTGGCAGACATATCGCTGATGTTCATATCTGCGATGGAGCCAAGTCTTCTGCCTTCGTCTGTAATTTGATTTAACAGAGCCAAGAGAACCTGTGAGGGTTCTTTATATGGCAGGGCCATGATGTTCTCTTTGACAGAACCGCTAGGCACGTCCACATCACGGAACTCACCCGGCTGGATGGGAGTGTCGTCTCCCTTGATACGCAGACCGCGAGTTTTCAAACCTCCGGGCAGATTAGACAGCGTTCCTGCGTCCACCAACTGACGAATGATTGATGTACCTGCACGGGCATAACCACCGATCAGGTGGATCAGACCTAAGCCATAAGCTCCAAAACCGGGAACATATGTGTACTGAACAAAGTGCTGACGTTTAAGTTTGTGTTTATCATCCTCTTCCCAATTACGGCGGATAGAAAGGATCTCTGTCGTGCCGCGCTCTAGGGTAATTACGTAGGGAAGAGCGATGCCGTCTTCGTCTTCATAACCGGGAAGGTCGTAATCTACGTGGATCTCATAGACTTGGTAGCGGTCGTCGTCTGTGATGCTGTAACCTTGGTCTTCTGCTTTTTTCTTTTCTACATCCGTGTAGAACTGAAGTGGTTCGCCAAGATCTTTATCTAAGTAGAAACCCGATACTTGAAGCTTCTTGATGTCGTTCTTGGTCTTGCGCATGATGTGGGTCACACGCTCAGAGGTCATGGCGCTAGAAGCGCCGTAGGGGATGATGACATCCTCGGCAGGGATAAACATCGCAGCCTGCCGTCCCATTGTGGGATCATAATAAATTTTCTTGAACGCAGCGCCGGCTAAACCCAAGGAATACAGAAGGCGCTCATGCTCAGGACGATACTCAGGCATTCCCTCTGTAAGACGGTAGTTCATGTCCTCCCGGACACGCTCAGCAGCTTCCTCTTTAAGTTTATCAATTGCACCAATGATTTCCGTTTTGACAGGGCCTTGAGCCGGGAAAGTCTCAATGATTGTTTCACTTTGGAATCGCACTGCGGCTTCCGTGAGAACAGTCGAGAAAACACCACAAGCTCCAAGCCAAGGCTCCGTACGTTCTTCATACTTCATCCCCAAAACATCTAGACCTTTGACATACATCTCCACCCAATCTTTGCGGGAGTTGATGTCCTGATCCACTAAACCAATCAAATCGCTGGCAATCTTCTGAAGCTCACCTTCGTCGATGTATTCGGCTAGGTTGTCGCTAAAACCTTCTTCATCATCTTCCGGCATGAGGTCAATCTCAATGCCGTCCATGTCAATCTTGACACCTTCTGGATTGACAATTTCAATCTCAACTGCGGGTGTTTCATCAATTTCAATATCTTGTAGGCCCAATGGGGCTTGGCTCAGGGACTGTTCAATGCTCATATTGTTCCTTAGTAGTACTCTACTTTTCTGCGATGGTAAAAAGGCTCATCTTCTTCGTCTGAAGCAATGGAGATAAAGCCCCCAAGTCGAAACCGCATCAGTGCCTGACTGCTCGAGTCCACAAGGTCGTCATGATCTCCGTTTGGAAAGGAAGCCAACTCATCCATGACTTCTTCTGCCCAGCGGGTCTCAGGACACCAAACCATGCCAGAGGCAAACAGGTCTGATATAGCGTTTACACGCGATATCTTATCGTTTCCTTTGCCCGGCGTATACTCCGACATCGGAATTCCCATCTTTCTCATCTCGTAGATGAGCGGAGCACCGGCAGCACGTTTCTCAACAATCAATGTGTCGGGTTCATATTCTCTGTACAACTCTAAAGCTTTAGCTTTAAGATCCGGGAACTCCATGCGCTCTTTAAACGCATCAAGCAAGATGATGTTTGCCTTGAGATTCCCGTTTTTATCGGGATGCTGGAAGATTCCCCACGTAGTACACGCAGAATAGTCGGCCCTGTTGTTCTTTTCAAAGGCTGTAACCCAAGATTGAATGATGTATTCAACCTGTGGAGGGTGTTTTTCTTCCCAAATCTGCCATTGTTCGCGCTTAATGATCGCGCCTTCTTCGGATGTGGGGTTCTGTTGGTACTGAGCTTCCCATTTAGAGACAGGAAGTTCAGCTTTCAGGGCTTCTAGCGCCGTTTTAGACCAAAATCCGGGCCACAAAGGGTTCCCGTTGGGCATAATCGCGGGAAAATCGATGACTTCCCACTGATCTACGCCATCTTTGTCTGAATTCTTTAGGATCTGACCGGTTAAATCCCGCTTAGACCACCGAGTCATCACAATAATGATGGCTCCCCCCGGCTGTAAACGTTGACGAGGGCCGGAAGTGAACCACTCATAGACATTATCAAAGACTGCGGGATTAGCCTGCTTGGCTTCCTGCTCCGAATGCGGGTCGTCAATGATTAAAAGATCGGCTCCTTTACCTGTGACAGCGCCCCCAACACCAATAGCGAAGTAATCACCACCCATGTTAGTATTCCAGCGACCTGCGGCTTTTGAATCGCTCGATAGCTTAGTCTGAAATACCTTCTGATACGGCTCTGATGAAACAAGATTCCTAACCTTTCGTCCAAAACCCGTCGCTAGTTCTGCGGTGTGGGCAGTCTGAATAATCTTCTTATGGGGAAACTTCCCCAAGAACCATGCCGGCAACAAGAAGGAAGCAAACTCCGACTTGGTATGTCGGGGCGGCATGTTGATAATCAACCTCTTAAGCTCTCCCTTGGCTACACGCTCAAAGGCATCAGCCATGATCTTGTGGTGAGACCCCGATATGAAGATCGGCCACATCTGCGTCACGAAGTACAGGAAGGACTCCTTGGACTTCTCGACCTTGTCCATCTCTAGGAGCAAGCTAATCTTTGTCCGGGTCGCTGCGTCAGTTGCCTTGTTGTCCAAAGCCTTTAGGTATGCAGTCATCTCTGCGTGGCTTAATAAACTCATAGGGATGCCACAGCTTTCGCAGATTGATCTACCAACCTGATGGCATGGAACTTATAAGGCTTGGTTGTCAAATGTCCATCCTGCTTTAAACGATGCACGATTCTATGGATATTAGACTTGGACTTCAATCCTATGCCCCGAGCTATAACTTCATAGGACGGCGGTACTCCGTGCAACCTGACGTACGCACGGATAAATTCCAAGACTAACTTTCTGCGTTCGGTCATATGGGGAAGCACTACCCTGTACGTTGACTAGACGACAAGTTCGGTCGTCAACCGCAATGCACCCCCATATAACTAGAAGGTGTTGGCGCAGGGAGCTTTGAGAGCAAAAGACTTTGATAAATTCACCAACCCAAGTACTGTGCGCCAACAATGTGAGTTTAAACGATAATGAGAACGTTCGCAAGTGTTTAAACGAAAATATATATACCCCCGGGGTGTTTGATTTGGAAAGACAAGGGGGGGGTGTTTCTGGGATGTGATTGGAAGAGTGG